GTAGTAAAATTTTTCATATTTTTGATTGTAATTGTATTTGACCCGTTAGCAGTTGCGTTGATTATTGCATTTAACGGATTGATTGGTGTAAAAAAGAAAGATAAAGAAGAAATTATTGGTAAAATGGTTGAAAATAATCAAAAAATGGGTTTATATGATAATTTAGACGATTTAATGGAAGAAAATTATAAAGATTATGAGGTTTATGGTGATGATATTATTAACGAAAACAAAAAAGATGAGACTGACGCAAAAAATGAAGAGACACCTGTTGAGTTTATTGATGATATGGGAAATGATACATCTAATAATGAAATTATAGAAGAAAAGTTACCGCATTTACTATGGGAAGAATATATGCATCCTGATTTTCCATGGAATAAAAGAAATTTGTGGATAAACAATACCAAAGCAGTAAATTATTGGTTAAAATTAAAAGGTGGTACCGTTAGAGAATTAGCAAAAATAAGAAACGAAGAAGAAAACACAAAAACATACTAATAATGTCATTTTTTTACGAACCACAAATGATTTTGGATTTAAATAGAATAAATGAAAAATTTAACTATTCAACAATAATTGAAACTGGTACACATACTGGTCAATCAACGAAATATTTAGCAGATAGGTTTGAAAAGGTATATACTTGCGAATTATATGATGATTATTTTAAAGAATATGATGTATTATTTAAAAATTATTCAAATATAAAAATATTAAAAGGGTCTTCGATTGAATGTTTGCCTAAATTTTTTACAGAAATAGAAAATGATAAATTTATATTATATTTGGATGCACATTGGATTGAAGATTGTCCAATATATGAAGAATTAGAAATAGTTGCAAATTTTGGATATAAACCAATAATTTTAATACATGATTTTGATTGTGGATTTCCAAAACCAGAAAAAAATGAATTGGGTCACCCAATTACCGAAGGTTGGCAGTTTAATGAATTTAAGATTGATAATCAATATCATAAATTGGATTATGAACATATGAAACCATATATGGATAAAATATATGGAGAAAATAATTATAATTTTGAAACAAGTAAAATTGCACTAACAGAATCCAGAGGTGACCTGAGAGGATGTGGTTTCTTTTATCCAAAAAAATAAAAAAATTTGGTAATTTAGAATATATTTTGTATATTGTAAATATTAAACAAATTAGTATGAAAAAATACGCATTATTTATTGGAAGATGGCAAACATGGCATAAAGGACATGAATGGTTAATTAATCAACAATTAGAAAAAGGTAAAGATATTTGGGTAGCAATTAGAAATGTACCTACGGATGAAAATAATCCTAAATCTGCACAAGAAGTGATGATGGAATTAGCAGATATTCCATTTTTTAAAGAAAATTCACATAAAATTCAAATTTCAATTATTCCAGACATAGAATCGGTAAACTATGGTAGAGGAGTAGGTTATGATGTTATTTATCACGAACCACCAAAAGAAATTGAAAAAATTAGTGGTACTGCAATAAGAAAAAAATACATTGACTCCAATGGAGATGAAATTGTTTATAATGTAGATAAAAAAGAAGATGATAGTAGAGCGTAAGAGACACATTGCAAAAACCATCTCATATCGAATTGTAAGTACCTTAATTGGATTTTTATTAATGTGGTTAATAAGTGGTTCAATAAAAGTAGGTGCTGCATTTGGGGTAGCAGAATTGATTTACAAACCCATTCAATACTACATTCACGAAAGAGTATGGTACAAATGGATTAAATACGGATTAAAAAAATAAAATATGAAATTAATAGTTGACAAAGGTTCAAACGGACTAACAACAAAAGAGTTTACGGAGTATCTAAAAACCCCATGCCCTAAAACAGAATTTAAACAATATGAAGCGGATATGTTAAGAATGCAATTAACCGAAGCATTAATTGAACATCCTGGATTAGGAATTTCAGCCACTCAATTGGGTATTAAAAAAAGAGCATGTTTGATTAAATTCGGAGAAGGTGAAAATACTACGGATTTGTTTTTAGTAAATCCAATTATTAAAGAAAAATCAAAAGATGGATTTCTTTTTATGGAAGGATGTCTTTCAATACCATCAACACTTACAAAACCAATTAGAACTATTAGAGCTTGTAAAATTGTAATTGATACGGATAATTTGGGTGAGTTAACATTTGAAATTAATTCAGAAGCAGACAAAGCAAATGAAATGATATCAAAAGAAACTATGATGACCGTCGTAGTTCAGCATGAAATAGACCATTTAGATGGATTTACAATTAAAGATAGAGTTTATAATACACAAGTTGTTAAAAAAGTAGATTTTGGTAGAAATGAAAGAATTGTAATGAAATCACCAACCGGTGAATTAGAAGAGGTTAAATTTAAAAATGCAAATAAATTATTTTTAAAAGGATACGAAATCGTTTAATATATGATATATACACTATTAACAATATTAATAATTGTAATGGGATTTGCAATTTTCAATCTTTTAGCTAAATTAGAAGCATATGAAGATTTTATAGATGATGAATTATCAAGAAATGAAGCATTATTAGAAGCATTACGAGAAATTGACCAAAGAGAAATGTTTGAGAAAGATGATGAAGTTGGTTCTATATTTTATCAAATAAAAGAAACAATAGAAAGATTTAAACAAAAATAATTATGCCTAGAAAAAGAGGGCCAAATAGACAATACTTTACAAAAGATACGGAAGATGCAATTATTGAATATAATTTAACATCCGACCAATATATTAAAGATAAATTATATAGAGAAAGAATAGCATTTGCATTTTCTAAACTAGCAGAAATTGTTTATAATAAATGGAAATTTAGTTATTTTGATGATGACCCACAAGATGTAATGGCAGAAGTTGTAGCATTTATGGTGGAAAAAATTCACATGTACAAAAATGGTAAAGGTAAAGCTTTTAGTTATTTTACTATTGTTGCGAGAAATTATCTTATTTTAAATAATAATGCAAACTATAAACGATATAAAGATACCGATATAATGTCAGGATTACCTGAATCATTTGATACTGAAAATAATTTTAGAGAGGAGGAAAGAAACGATGAACATAGAACATTTAATGTTAGAATGTTACAATATTGGGATAAACATTTAGAAAATTATTTTCCAAAGAAAAGAGATATGCAAATTGCCGATTCGGTATTGGAATTATTTAGAAGAGCAAATTATATAGAAAATTTTAATAAAAAATCACTATACCTACTTATTAGAGAAATGACAGGACATCCTACACATTATATAACAAAAGTTGTCAATAAAATGAAAGAAAGACAAATGGAATTATATAATGAATTTGACAAACAAGGTGATATAAAAATTTAATTATGATACAATTAGGTTTATCAGGATTTTACCACGATTCAGCGGCCGCTTTAGTAATTGATGGTAAAGTTATAGCAGCAATTGAAGAAGAGAAACTATCTGGTGAAAAGCATGATAGTTCTTTTCCGTTTAAGGCAATTGAGTGGGTTTTAAAATACGCAAAAATTACAATTGATGAAGTTGATATGGTTTGTTGGTATGAAGAACCAGATTTAAAATTTAAAAGAGTTAAAAAGTATGTTGGTAAATGGAACGGTTTAAAACATTACAAACAATGGAAAAACTTTAAACAAAGGTGGGATATGACCGAAGGTGCTTTAGAAGCATTATTGTGGTCTATTGGATATGAGGGAACGATTCTTACTACAAAACACCATTTATCACATTTAGCATTTGCATATTACACATCACCATTTGATAAAACAATAGGAATATCAATTGATGGTGTTGGTGAGTTCGATACAATGCATGCAGTAATGTGTGATAAGTTTGGATTTCATACAATTAATAAAATAGAATTTCCAAATTCTTTGGGGTTAGTTTATTCAGCATTTACTGCTTATTTAGGATTTAAACCAAATGAGGGTGAGTATAAAGTAATGGGATTGGCACCTTATGGTGATGGTTCTAAATATTCGCAAGTATTTGATAAAATATCTGGATGGGAATATTTAGGAGATATAGTTACAATTGACCAAAAATATTTTACATATCAATCATCCGAAACCGATATGTTTAATCAAAAATTAATTGATTTAATTGGATTTCCTCCACGTTTTAAAGATGAATTAATTTGCCAACATCATAAAGATTTAGCTGCAGCATTACAACAATGGTATGAAAGTAAATTTTATTATATTATCAATCATGTAACAAATAATTGGAATAGTGAGAATTTAGTATTAAGTGGTGGTTGTGCATATAATGGAACTGCTAATGGTAAAATTAAACAACATACTTCTATTAAAAATGTTTGGATTCCATTTGCACCATCGGATGCTGGTTCTTCAATTGGTGCATGTTTGTATCATTATCATCAAACATTGGGTAATCCAAAAGTAAAAGGTGGTGATAATCAATCTCCTTATTTGGGACCAGAATTTGATACAACGGATTTAGCTAATTTAATTGCAGAACTTCCTGAAGAAACTAAAGTAGACTATTTGTATAATGATGAATTGATAAAAAAAGTTGCAGGTTTAATTAAAGATGGTAATATTATTGGATGGTTTCAAGGTAGAACCGAATTTGGTGCGAGAGCATTGGGCAATCGTTCTATATTAGGTAATCCACACTTAGAAGATATTAGAGATAGAATCAATAAGGTTGTCAAAAAGAGAGAAATGTTTAGACCATTTGCCCCATCTGTAACACATGAAGATTATCAAAAATATTTTAAATCCGAAGAGGATGTTCCTTATATGAATCAAGTTGTCAAAGTTAAAGATAATGTAAACATACCATCGGTAACGCATGTTGACAATTCTGCAAGAATACAGACCATTAAAAGAGAAGATAACCCACTTTACTATGATTTATTAAAGGAGTTTGAAAAAGTAACAGGAACACCAATTCTATTAAATACATCATTTAACTTAAAAGACCATACAATGACAAATGACCCGCAAAAAGCAATTTGGACATTTTACAATTGTGATATGGATTATTTAGTATTAGGTAACTTTTTAATTAGTAAATAATGAAATTACATGCATTTGGAGATAGTTGGACAGAAGGAGAAGGAACCGATTGGCCAATAGAACAATCATTTAAAGATAGAAAACAATTACAATTATATAGAAACCAACATGGTTGGGTAAACACTCTTGCTGAAAATTTAGGATTGGAACCGGTTAATAATGGGTGGAGTGGTAAAGCAAATAATGTTATTTTTAATGAAGTTATAAATGATTTAAGAAATGGTAAAATTCATAAAGATGATTTTGTTGTTATTATGTGGAGTTCATCTTTAAGAGATTATGTTCCATTTTTACCAAAAGGAGAATGGATTAGTTGGGGTCAAATGGAATTAGCAGCATTACCACATAAATTTACAGAATCTTACACATATGGTGATGAAAAATTTAATAATTTTTTAGCAGAATATAAAAAATTCTTTTTAGGAAATTTATTTACACAAGATTATTACAATATTATAAATCAAAATTATATAATTTATCTACAACATATGTTAAATGAATATGGTGTAAAATATATTATGTGTGATGCATTTGATTTAATGGTTCAAAATTTAAACAAAATAAACGATAACAGATATTTGATTGATAAAACAAAATATTGGGGTTTTGAAAAGGAATCATTAGAATCTTGGTTAATAAAAAATTTTAAAGGTAAAGATGTTTGGGAAAAGAAAATTCCAAACCCAATGAAAGTAGCACAACATCCAAATAAAGAGGGATACAATCTAATAAGTCAAGAACTTTATAATTATATAGTAAAGAACAATATAATATAATGGCAACCGAATTTCAATTATTTGATGGTAAAAACTTATCATCATTATTTAAAGATATTTACGAAAATCAACAAAACAAAAAGAAAAACATTTCGGAATTAATTGAATCATTAAGAAAATTAATTAAAAATGTTGGTGAAGCAACGGTTATTGCACCAATCATAAAAGATTTAATTGAAGTATCTGTTAAAAATGATGACCATTTAATTAAACTTGCAACGATTGCTCAAAGACTTGCAGCTGCTGAAGCTAAGGGGATTGGTGAAGATGGTTGGTTAAGTGAAAATGAGAAGGCTCAGCTACTTGCAGATATGGAAGATACCATTAACGCAGTAGAAGAAAAAGCAAAAGAAAAAATGACAGATATTGAATTAGAAATTGAAGAAATTAAAACTAAATTATAATGATAGAATCATTTTTAGCTACGGTAGAAAGTACCTATACATCATTACCATTAGATAAAAAAATTGATATCAATAGTTCATTGGTTTCAACATATAATGATAATAAAAATTATATAGAATCATCCGCAAATGCGGAATATTTGGGTGCTATTAAATTTAAATCCGAAACAATAAATATTAAAAGTGATTCAACCGCATTTCCATTTGATAAGAATAATATAACTTATCCAATCCCAGGAGAAACTGTATTATTAATAAAAATAGACGATGTTTATTATTGGTTACCATATTCTAGAAGTCTATATCCAAATTATAGAGAAGATACACATACTTCAATTAGAACAACTGATAGAGATGTTATCAATCCAAACACATCAAACAAAAATACAAATTATAATTCTGCAAAGGATGGTACACCAAATATAAAACCACAAAAATCAGATTCTAATAAATCAACTTACATTAAAAAAGAAAAAGTTAAATTTTTAGAACCAGTTGAGGGTGATACAATTATAACAGGTAGAGTTGGTAATAGTATAAGATTTTCGGAATTTTTTTTGACGGAAGATAATAAATCATCATCTCCTGGTATATTCATTAGAAACAAACAAAATCAAGAATTAGATTCAGCACCAATTGGAACTCTAATTAAAGAAGATATAAACAAAGATGGCACTTCAGTATACTTTACATCAAACAAAATAAAAGTTCCATTTAAAGAAACTATTAAAAAACAAAAAATTGCATTTACAAAATATCCAAATTCAACTGATTTCACAGGAAATCAATTATTTGCAAATTCGGATAGAATAGTCTTATCTGCAAAAGCAAAAGAATTTATTATTTTTGGTAAAAGTAATACAGGAATAATTACAGACGGAAGATTTACTGTAGATGCAGCTGCAGATATTCATCAACATTCCGATAACAATATAGTTTTACAAACAAAAAGAAATATAGTCTTATCAACGGATGGTGTTGGTAATATTTGGTTAGGTGCGGTTAAAAAAACAAGTGGACAAGCCGGCGAAGATGTTCAAAGAGCAGTTTTAGCTGGAGAGTTAATTGCGTTATTAGAAGAAATGTGTGATGCATTAAATGATATGGTATTTGCAACTGGAGTTGGCCCTACCGGTATTGGGCCGCATAATGCTGTCGTTTTTACATCAATTAAAAAGAGATTAGGTAAAATACAATCAAGTAGAACATTTTTAAGTAAATAATATGTGGGCAATTTTTAAATTGAATGTTTTAACCGTAATGGTTACGGGACAATTTAAAAGTGACCCAGATGCCTTTGCAGAATTTTATGCAAATGAATACGATAAAGCAATCAAAAGTGGTGGTGATTTATTGTATGGAGTAAATGTAATAAATGGTAATGTACAGGGTATGGCAAATGCGATTAAAGATGCATTTAAAAAAGGAACGGATAGTGTTGGTGAAAATTATAATGTTTTATCTGAATTATATCCAGCTTGTTTTGATGCATATTGGTTAGGAGCAGAAATGTCACCAATACCAAATCCATTATTAAAACCATTAGGTTGGCAAATGACACCACCTGCTCCAGGTACAATTCAAAACATAGGACCAGACCCGATTTCATTGGCTGCAAGTGCGGCCCTACACAAAGCCGAAGTTGAAGCATTAAAAGCTTTGGAAGATGAATTAAAAAAACAAACAATAACATTGCCGGCAATTCCACCCTTACCTGATATCACTATTCCTGTATATGAGACTGCTCAAAAAATTATAAATAAAGAAGTAGTTACTCCAGATGTAAAAAATCATCCAGTAATAAAGGGTGCAGTAGAAATAATAAAAAAATTAAAAGAAGCTAAAAAGAAAAAACCTTCAATTGGTAGTCAATTTAAAAAAGCATTGAAATTTGACTTTCCAAAATTGCCAAGTAGAAAAAAGATAATAGAAGAAGCAAAGAATAAATTATTAGAAGAAGCCATTAAAGAAATTGAAAATATAATCATACCACCAATTGAAGATATAGTATTGACACCAATATATCAGTATGTACAAATGGTAGTTGCTATAATGGATTCTATTCCAAAACCCAAACCAACCCTTCCACAAATTAAAAAGTTTGTTAAAGACACTATAAATGGTGTTAAACCAGATATAGAATTACCTGGAATAGAAATACCAAATCTACCAACAAAAGAAGAAATTAAAATTGAAATAGATAAAAAAACACCAACAGAAGATGAAATTAAAACAATGGCAGAAGATAAAATAAAAGGTTTAATACCAAAAATACCTTTTATTAGTTTCACACCACCAAGTTTTACTTTTAGTACAAAAACAAATGTAATGATTGACCCATTTATAATGATGGCACAGATGCATTTGATGGGTGTAAGTGGTAATATGATGGTTATGGCACAATATCCACCACCAGCACCTCCTGCACCCGCTTTTATTAATTGGAATGCATATCAAGTTCAACAAGGACCAGAAATACCTGATTTTCCTTCAACTGTTAAATTTCCACAAATTGATTTAAAAAGTATAGAAATACCAGAATTTCCAAATTTATCCGAATTACCGTCAATAAGTGCTGCTGATGTTGCATCCTCACTATCTTTATCATTACCTAATATACAAATTAAAACCCCAACTATACCTAATGTTGGATAATTATTAAAATCAAATATTTATTAAAAACAATTATTATGGATTCGAAATTATTAGTCGGATTAATCAAAGAAGTTGTAAAAAACGAAGTTAAACAACAAGTCAAAGAAGAATTGACAAAATTGATTAAATCTGGTGCCGTTACATTAAACTCACAAAAGAAAACATCAATATCATTAAAAGAAATGACAGAGGTTCCTGAGTACACAATACCTATTAAAAAGATACCTACTCAACAACCACAAAAACCACAAAAAGTATTTACAAATAACCCAATGTTGAATGAAGTATTAAACCAAACTCAACCATTCACTGCTGCACATAGAGCAGAGGGAGGTATGCCAGGAGCAGGTGGTAGTGTATTGGATATGATACAACCAACAATGCAAATGGATGAAGATTGGAATACGATGGATTTTAGAGAAGCTGGTATTCCTCAAAATATTCCACAACAATTGGAAACAAGTGGTGATGGATTGGCAGATGCAACAATGAAAGCATTAACAAGAGATTATAGAGAATTAGTAAAAAGATTTAAATAATGGCAATAGAGTTAGGTAAAATTTACCCATCCGATTTAACGGAAAATGATTATAAAATATTAGGAATTGGAATAAATAAAACTTCCGATTCTGCGGGTATTTTTGCGGTAAATTACTCAACTTTAAATCAAGCCAAAGATAATTTAAAAAATTTAATTCTTACAAGAAAAGGTGAAAGAGTAATGAATCCACAATTTGGTTGTGATATATGGGATATTTTATTTGAACCAATGGTAGACTCATCAATTAATCAAAAAATTGAAAATAGTATTTTAGATGCAGTTCAATCTTATTTACCATATTTAGAAATTCAACAAATAATTTTTGATTATGATGAAACAGATATAGATGCGAATAGAATAATGTTAGATATAAAATTTGCATTAGCTATGAATACATCACTTTCTACTAATTTAATTTTGGATATAAAAAATTGATAAATAAAAAATAATGGCGATAAAACCTATAAATAAAACTTGGGGTAATAGTAAGAATATTAATTATGTAGGAAAAGATTTTGATGCTTTAAAGCAAAACTTAATTGACTTTACTAAAACTTACTTTCCAAATCAATATTCCGATTTCAACGACGCATCACCTGGTATGGTGTTTATCGAACAAGCTGCAGCAATTGGTGATTTATTATCATTTTACCAAGATAGTCAACTTAAAGAATCGATGTTAAGTAATGCAACAGAAAGAAAAAACGTAATTGCATTGGCACAGGCAGCAGGATATAAACCAAAAGTGACAACACCTGCGGTAACAACATTAACTGTTTATCAATTAGTACCATCATTGGATTCGGGTTCATTAAATAAACCAGATAGTAGATTTTATTTAAAAATTAAAGATGGTTTAGAAGTAGCATCAACTACGAATTCTAATATAATATTTAGAACAACTGATACAATTGATTTTGCAAACTCTGGTAGTAGAGAAATAGATGTTTTTAGTAGAGATACAATGACAGGACAACCTACTCAATATTTAATTACTAAAAAAGTACAAGCAATATCTGCAAAAGAAGTTTCTACTACAATTACCGTTTCAAACACAACGGATTATCCAATGATAACATTATCGGATAAAAATATAATACAAATAACATCTGTAACAGATGAGGATAATAACAAATATTATGAAGTTCCATATTTAGCACAAGAAAGTATATTTGTAGAGCAACCAAACACAACATCAAACGGAAATATTTCTAATTTTTCAAATGATGTACCATATATTTTAGAAGTACAAAAAGTACCTAGAAGATTTTCTGTAAAAGTAAATTCAGATAATACAATTGATTTACAATTTGGAAATGGAAATAATAATTTAAATGATGAAGTTATTTTACCAAATACTAAAAATGTTGGTATGGGATTAGCTAATTCAATTCAAAGATTAAATCAATCCATTGACCCTTCTAATTTTTTAAAAACAAATACATTTGGAATTGCACCTAATGGTAAAACATTGACTATAAAATATTTAATTGGTGGTGGAGTTGCTTCAAATATCAATCAAAAAGATTTAACAATAATATCTAAAATTGATTTTGAAGAAGATTTACTATCAATACCAACCGAATTATTGGCATCTTATAATAGATACAAAGAATCAATTGCAGTTGAAAATTTAGAAGCTGCAACTGGTGGAAGAGGGTCAGAATCTGTTGAAGAAATTAGACAAAACGCATTGGGAACATTTGGTTCTCAAAATAGAGCAGTAACTAGACAAGACTACATTGTTAGAGCATTATCAATGCCTGAAAGATATGGTAGTATTGCTAAAGTATATGTTAGCCCTGATGGTCAATTAGATAATAATTCACCTTCATCAATTTTAGCTAATCCTAATAATATTGCGGAATTTACTAATTTAGTAGATAGTTTAAAGGGGAGTTCAAAACAAGATATTCAAAAAGAATTAATTAAATATTTAACTCAAAAGAAAACCGCAACAAATGAAATAAACAATCCATTTGCAATCAATATGTATGTTTTAGGATTTGACCAAAATAAAAATTTAACAAATTTAAATCAAGCAATTAAAGAAAATCTTAAAACATATTTAGGAGAATATAGAATGATTACGGATGGTATAAATTTATTAGATGGTTTTATAATTAATATTGGTGTTGATTTTGAAGTAGTAGTTTATTCTAATTATAATAAAAGAGAAGTAATTACAAATTGTTTAACGGAAATACAAACATATTTCAATATAGATAATTTTACATTTAACAAACCAATAAACATTTCAGAAATAGAATTAATATTAGCTAATGTGGAAGGTGTAATGAGTGTACCATCGGTTATAATTTCAAATTTATGTGGTGGTGCTAGCAATTATTCACCAAATAGATACAATATAGATGCAGCAACTAAAGGTAAGATTATCTATCCTTCTTTAGACCCATCAATATTTGAAGTTAAATATCCTAACAAAGACATTAAAGGGAGGGCAATATAATGCATATATTTTACACATCATCATATGACGCAAGTGTATATCTACAACAACCTGAACAAAATACGGGTAGAGATGAGATATTAGAAGTAGGTAAACTTTATTACGGAGATATTAAAGACATAGCTAGAACTTTTATAAAGTTTGATGTTTCTAATATTGAAACAGGTAGTAATTGGAAAGCTTATTTAAATTTAAAATCAGCTAATGCAGAAGAAATACCGCTTCAATATACGGTTTATGCAAATGCGGTTTCTCAAAGTTGGACAATGGGAACAGGAACTAAATTTGATAACATTTCTTCGGATGGTATTAGTTGGAAATATAGAAATGGTGTTGATAGTTGGCAAGACAATGTTGTAGCAGGAACAGCTGTATTTACAGCAGGAACAACCGGTTCTGCAAATGCAGAGGGTGGTACTTGGTATACTGGGTCGGAAGCATCTCAATCATTTAATTATGAACCTGATGATATTAGAATGGATGTGACAAATATTGTAAATCTTTGGCTAACGGGTTCTTTACCTAATAATGGATTTATTGTTCATCATGGATTAAATAATGAAAATAATTTCTTAGATTATGGACTTCTTAAATTCTTTTCAAAAGAAACAAATACAATATATCAACCAAAATTAGAAATTGTATATAATGATTACTCATTTGTAACAGGAAGTTTAACATCGGTAACCGGTTCTGCGGAAGATGGTTATAAAGTTGTTATTACAAACCTTAAAAAAGAATATTCAACGGACTCAAAAATAAAAATTAAAGTTAAAGGTAGAGATATGTATCCAATGAAATCATTTGGAACAACATTTGCATATGACCAATCAAAATATTTACCAACTAATTCGTATTATCAATTAGAAGATTATATTACAGGAGAAGCAATTATACCATTTAATGATTATACAAAAATAAGTTGTGATTCAACTTCTAATTATTTTATTATAAATTTGAACACACTTCCAAAAAATAGAATATATAAAATAAAATTAAAAATTATAGAAAATGGTATTTCAACTATAATTGATGACAAATACACTTTTGAAATAATTTAATAATGACCGGATTAGAAGCAATAGCAGAAAAATTAGAACAATCTAAAACACAATTACTGCAAGATATACTAAGTGTGTCTGGTTCAAGTGTTATGTCTAAAAATGATTACAATGTAACGGTTGTAGATAATAATAATCCCGCTACTTCATTGGTATTTAAAGGATTGACAAAGGATAAATATGATGAGGGTGAACTGATAAAAGCAGTAGATACGGTTGTTAAAGAATTGGCACCTAATATACCTACTCCAAATTTAGATTTAGTACCAAAACCTATATATGATACGGAAGTTACTTCAAGTAATAATTTAAGAAAAGAAAATACAAGATTACAATTAGTTATAGATGGATTAAATACAACTATTATTGGTTTACAAGCTCAAGTTCAAACCGAAATAAATAATAGATTAACGATTGAACAAACAAACGATGCTCTTACAAATCAATTGGATATTGTCAATGGAACTATAACGGATTTTACAAATCAAATATCAACATCATTACAAAAATCAGTAGATGAATCAATATTGAGGGCATCTTTACAGGCACAAAATACGGGATTTAAAGCGCAAATAAGAGCATTAATTAAACAAATTGATTCATTAAATTCTATAATAGAAGGTTTGCAAGCTCAATTGGGTGCATTACAACAACAACAGGCAATTACAAATTCTGCCCAAAGTATTGCAGGTGCAAATGGTAGTGATATTATTAATGAAGTTGGATTAGTTAAATTTACAGATAAAGGTAATGATAATGATGGTTGGTTATTGGGTGCAATTTCAACATCAGGTAGTGGTATGAAATTATGGAAATATGGTGAATTTATGAGATTTACAAATACCGATAAGTTTCCTATAACAATTAATATTACTGCAACTTTTGATTCAAAAGGTAGATGGTTTAATATACCAACATCTCAAATTACATTAAATCCTGGAGAGGCTAAAGATGTTCAAAATGTAATTACACCAAATACTGTAAGTTATGGAGAAAATGATAATAGTTCGGCACATTATGGAACAATTAATATAAGTGTTGTACGAAAAGATGGTAGTACAAAATCAAAAGATTATAAAACTAAACTAAATTTAATGCATTGGAAATCTTTCCCAGGATGGTAAAATATAAATTATGAGCATAACAAAATATACAAACTTTGAAAATATAAATAATAATACCGAAAATACGGGTCAATTTTTAGATGCCAAAGATTTATTTATAGTTTCAAAAAGTGAAATACAACCAACTATGTTTGGTAATACTCCATATGATGTTATGGAAGTTTCGGTTTATGATATTAATAATAATTTGTTACCACAACAAAATGGAAATAATATTGCATATATTAAATCTGGTGATATTAAAAATTATATGTATAATATTACAAATAAAACTGGAAATAATGAGGTTGCTATTGATGTTGAAAAACTTTTAAATCATTTAGGATTTACAAATGGTATATTAAAAGTAAATTTAAATTTTGTTAGAAATAGAGTTGGAACGGATAATGAATTAACTAGACTTTGGATTCACGAAATTTCACCATCAAGAGAGGAAATAAGAATTATTCCGTTAAAAACAAAAGATGAAAATATAAATAAACTTAATAATACACAATTTGAAAATTTAAAAGCATTAAGAAAAGATTTTATTTATTATAAAAATAATATTTTAGATATATTGAATTCATTTGACAATACTTTTTTATCAAAAATTAATGATTATATTATTTCTCAATATGGAAATGATTATATAAATGTTTTAAAAAATGATTTTGGTGTTAGTGATTTTGATGGTTATAAAAAAAGAATATTTGATAATTTTAGAAATGCAGTAACTTATTATTTAACAAATAAAGAATATGATATAAAAAGTTCTAATTTTGGACAACCCGGTAATATTAGATTTTATGATTATGAACAATACGATTATTCTAATCTAACGTTTGAAATTTTTAATATATTAAATGATGTAGTTAAAACAAATTCAATGAATTTTAAAAGAAGAGAAATAATTGTTAGATAAAATATTTATATAAAATAATACACCGTGCAAAACGTAGATTTAGGAGCAACATATAATAACATAAACATTGATAATGAATTGGGATTACCATCCAATGGTGGTAATTTAAATAGTGGAGGAGCAGGTACAACTGTTCCACCATCTACTGCAAATATGGATGGTATGTTTAATCTTTATTTAACATGTGGTGAAGCTGCACAATTTTTTGATGGTAATAATTTAGTTGGTATTGGAAATTCTAAACTTATTACATATTCACCATTGACAAGTTTTGGCAGTGAGGGAACGTATACTGCAAAGATAGATAATCAAATAGCAAAAAATTATTTTGTAGTATTTTTAAATAGAGAGCAAAGAGGATACAATCAACAAACTAATCAACAAACTTATTACGAATCAATACGAGCTTCCGAATATAGATTAAAACCAGGTAGTGAAACCGAATATGAATTTTATCAATATAAAAATTTAGGTGGAGTTACTGGTACAATGGAATTAAATTTTTTATTTCAAAGACCTGCAGTAAAAGATGACCCAAAGGTTATAATTCCAAGTAAAACTTATGATTTTACAATAAGTGTTGATTCAAATTATCTATCCGATTTAGGTGATGTATTTTCATTTGATTATAAAATAACAAATACAGGCGGTGGAGATATAATTACTGGTAAAATACCTTTAAAAAATAAAAATACAAATAAATTATCATTAAGTGAAGATATTATAAATTCTTCTGATATTTTTTTAACTCTATCGGGCGACTTACCTAAATATTTTATTTTTAAAAGTATAAAGATAGGAAATGATGAATATATTGATAGAAATATAAAAATATCATCTTCTATTATAAAAAGTGGTAATATAAATGCAATTTTAAATTTTGATAAAAAAATACCACAACCAATAGTTTCCACAACTAATACACAATATAATGTGGAAATAAAAGATTCGGATAGTGATAAAATTGTAAATATTCCATTTAAAGGAATGGATTTTACAAGCATTAATGTAACTTTTCCCAATGGTAATGTAAAAAATATTGATAGTAGTAAAAATTCATTTGATATTTCGTTTAAAAAAGATTTTGCCGGAATAGGTATTAATGATTTACAAAAATTAATTTTAACTCCACTTTCCGATACTATTGTTGGAACATCAATAGAAGTATTTGTTTTATTTAAAAGAATTAATGATACTCCAAGTATTACAGATGTTTCATATCCAACTATTATTGATATTCCATCTTTTTCCGATTATAATATTGAATATAATGTAGTTTATAATACATTGTCAGCAACATCGGTTAAAGTTGAATTATTACAATCTGACAATACAAAAGTTATTTATTTAGATAAATTAACACCCAATGGTTCTTTTAAAGTTAATCTTAAAAATTTAAAAAATACATTTGAAAATTGGTCTGGTGATATAACATTTATATTTACTGCGATTAATAATGGTGGTGATGTTAGTTTAGAAAGTAATACATACACATACACCACAAAAGTTACATATCCAACAATCGTATTAGATGAAAATATTATTAATAAATCAATATATGATGCATTTGCTAATCAAATTAACATTTATGATTTAGAAAAAGAAAGTAAATATTTAACACATTTAACAAATTTTGGTAATGATAGTGAATTTTTAATTTCAAGTTGGGATGTTGATAATTGGACTTTATCTAAAAAATCAACAGATGAATTGGGAAATGAAATTGTAAAACCCGAAGACGTTGTTGAAAGTTTAATATTAAAATTATACAAACCACTTTCTCCAAATATTACAACAAATTCAACTTTATGGATTACTAAATTACTTACAAATCCATTAATTGAAACAATTGTATTAAATCAACAAGATAATTTAAAATGTCCTCCACTAAAGGGGCCAAATTTTAGTATAGAAGTAGATTTTGTAACAGGAAAATCAACTGGATATGAATCATTGGATGATTTAATTTTTAGTGGGTCTACTTCATCTGGTGAATTGGTGCAAAAATATTTAAGTGGTTCTTTTACAGATGTGGATAATTTAAATATTGAATATTATACAATTGGTTCTACTGATTATAATTGGAGTAATTTTGTACACTTTAGTTCTGCAAAAGAAAGAGTAGATAATTTTGTATACAAAGTTAGACTTATAGAATTATATGAAGGATTGATAGTATCTGCATCTACTGATGTAAATAATATAGGTTTTATAAATTCTGTATCTTCTCAACAAGAAGTAGAAAGACAGATGATAAAGAAAAATCAAATTATTCAATCGTTTGATGGATTTGAAACATTTTTATATGTATCTTCTTCATATACAACAAATGATAATACATCTATTACATGGCCATATAATGGTAATAATAGATTATCTTCAAATGATAATTATGTTATTAATTGGTATAATAATCTTGCTATATTAGCTGCGGATTACGATGGTCAAAGTAAAAATTGGATAAATAATAATATTCCACAATATATTGTAAATAATAATGATAATGCAAGTTTGTTATTATTTTTTTCAATGATTGGTCATCATTTTGATAATATTTATTTTCATACAAAAGCTATTGAAAAAAGTAGAGGATTTGGATACAAACAAACGGGAAATATATCTGATAAATTATTATTTGATATTCTTAAGTCATATAATTGGGATGCTAAAAACTTAGCATCTGATAATCATTTATGGAATTTGGTATTTGGTGTAGATAGTGAAGGAAATAGTGTAAACGATAATCCTGCAAAGAAAAGAAATTTTGAAGTTTGGAGAAGAATTGCAAATAATTTACCACACTTACTTAAACATAAAGGTACAAGACAAGGTATATATGCTTTATTAGCTTGTTATGGTATTCCATCATCAAACCTTTCAATATTAGAATTTGGTGGACCTGAAGTAACCGATGAACAAAAAGGTAAATTGGTAATTGATAATATAACAACTGCACTTAAGTTTACATCAGGTTCCAAAATTAATATGGATTGGAAACATACAAATAAAATGTTAGTTCCAAATACTGTAGAATTATTTATTAAACCAACTTATATTTCGGGTTCAACTATATTATCAGGAAGTGGATGGAATGTACAATTGATTGGTTCTACCAATAACGAATATGGTAAAGTAATTTTTAATTATAGTGGTTCTACAAATATAACATCACCATTATTACCAATATTTAATGGTAGATTTTTTGGTATATCTGTAAGTTCAGGCTCCAATGGATTAAAATTAGATTTAAGACAATCGGAAAAAGAAAGAACAATATTTGAATATTCACAAATCATAACTGGCTCTGTTTCAAATTGGAATACAACCGGCTCTTTACAAATTGGTGGAAATTATATTGGTAGTGTAGATGAATTTAGATTATGGAGTGAACAATTAAATACGGATGTATTTTATGAACATGTTTCTTTTCCAGAAATGGTTAATGGAAATAGTATATCGGCATCGGTTGATGATTTATATTTCCGTTTAGATTTTGAATATCCTAAAAATTTATATCCATCTGCTTCAATGATAAATGTTGATACAAATGTATATTATCCATCAATATATTTACCAATATCATCACAATCTTTACAACTTACAAGAAATCATTTAGAAACAACAAGTTCTATTGAAGGGGTTTCATTATATAGTTTATCGGAAAATACAACACCATTATTATATGCATCTGCAAATGGATTTGTATCTTCAACATCTTATCCATACCAATTTGAACCAATAGATAGAACTATTGTTATGGCTTATCCGGATGGTGGTGCAAATAGATTTCAAACATCAAAAGTTAGATTTGAATCACAAACACTAATTTCGGATTTATCTGTTAAACATCGTTCAACTAAAAAAGCATTTGACCAATCGCCGGCAGATTCAAATAGAGTTGGTTTATTTTTCTCTCCAACAAAGGAGTTAAATATTGATATTGCTAAATCATTTGGCGGACTTAATATAGACAATTATATTGGTGACCCATCGGATGATTATAAACCAACTTATTCGGAATTAGATAGTTTAAGACATTATTATTTCCAAAGAATTGATGGTAGAAATATTTATGAATACATTAATTTAATCAAACTATATGAGAAATCAATGTTTGAAGATATTAAGAAAATGTTGCCGGCAAGAGTTAAAGCAACTACCGGTTTATTGATTGAACCACATTTCTTAGAAAGAAGTAAAATTGCACATAAAAAACCAACAGGAGATGATTATCAATTAGATACTGAAATACATTATAACGATACTACAATAGTAACATCAGAAAATGAACAATACGAAACTATTGTAAATGCAAATTTAAGTGAAAATTTATTAGCGGAAAATTATCAATATCAAGCAACCGTCTATACGGCATCTGTTGAAAAAACCATTGCGGAAAATTATCAACAAAACGCTTTAATTAATGAAAATACAGTTACTATATTAACATCGGAAAATTATCAATATGATGTCGATATAAATGCACAATTTGCTGCAACACTACAATCAGAAATAGATGTTTATAGTATGACAACTGTTGCAGGACAATCTCCATATGAAGAAATTGGATTTGGTTTATATGGTGATAATGGATATGCAATTAGAACATATATTGATACCGATGGTACAACTAAAAAAGAAAGAATAAAGGTAGATTTAATTAAAACTCAAAAAACAAGAAATATTGTTGCACCATTAGTAAAAATAAATGGACAAGGTGACCCTAGAGGTGGATATTATGTAACATCATCTATATATTATGAAACTAAATTAAATATACAACCATTTTCCGGTTCAAAAGTAATAAATGCGGGAACGGGTAGTATTGTTGAAGTTAAACCATTGGCCGGGTATTTACCAACTCATTATAAAAATACTTCGGATTTAACAACTGGTTTAAAAAATTCGTATTATTTAGGAAGTAAAAATACTGCGGCAACAACATTAGATGGAACATCACCTATTGAAACATTTATATCTAATCCTAATACATTAAAAGTTAATCCAGCTGGAAGACCTGTAAATGAACCAATATTAGATGTTGAATAACGGAATTTTAAAATTATAATATTTATATCAAAAGATTAATATAATACTATGGGATATTTAAGTAACACAGAATTAACAGTTGATGCTATCCTTACTAAAAAAGGTAGAGAAAAATTAGCTGCGGGCCAAGGATTAAACATTACTCAATTTGCGTTAGCGGATGATGAGATTGACTATTCTTTATATGAACCAGCACATCCATTAGGAACTTCTTATTACGATGCGGCAATTAAAAATATGCCAGTTTTAGAAGCTAATCCGGATGAAACTCAAGTAATGAAATATAAATTGGTAACCCTTCCAAAAAATACAACTAGAATTCCTGTTGTTGAATTTGGTGTTCCTAATATTTCGGTAAATCAAAAAAGTGGTGAAGTTGCTTTATCACCAACTACATCTCCTGCAGGTAATAGAACAATGGGTTATACTATTGTTTTAGCTAATAAAAACGCAGGTGATATTGTGGGTGAAGGTGTAACATCTGATGCAGGTACAGTTCCTGTATTTATTGGTGATAATGCTTCAGCAACTGCAGCGATTGCTAAAGGATTATCATTTAAATTTATTCCAAACCCATCTTTAACATCCGATGTTAAAACAACAATAACCGTTTATGGTAACGAAACGGGTGGTTCACAAACGATTTCAGTAACAGTAACATATGTACAATAATTAAACTATGGCATTAATAAGAGACAATAGAGGAGCCCTTTTAGCAAGTAATTTATCACAATACTTAGCAGGCGCATCTAATACAACAGGAACACCGGTTGATACAAATCAATTGGTAGGTATAATCAATCAATTTTTAGGGCAAGGAGAACAAATCAGTGCCGATATAACTACTATTTCAAATGGTATTTATAAAAAATTTGGTGTAATTGATACCGTAGTAAATAGAACACAAATAGTAACTTCTGGAATATGGAGTGGTGATACTGGTTCATTTGACCCAAGTTCATCATTTACTTCTTCTGCACAAGTTGCATCTACAAGTGGTAAATATTACATTAATGTATATAATGGAGTAACATCATCAACTTCTTCAGAAGTTCAGTTTTCAATAGCATATGGTGATATTAATGGATATGGTGCACCAACAATTACACAAGATGATTCATCTACAAGACCAACATTTGCAACTTATTATCAATATAAAAATGTTTTGTTAGGTACAGGTGATGATGCATTTAGTGTTTATAGTGGTTCAGTAGCTGGTGGATATAATTTAACATCATTTTATGTAATCAACATTAATAGAGCTAGATATAAAGAAAGATTAGACCCAGGAAATATTTCAATTAAATTAACAGGTAATTCTGGTTCTATAACTTTAATTGATGATAGTGGTGGAACCGGCGAAAATGTAACAACTGCAGGAAGAGTTTATAATTTAGTTAGTGGTTCATTAAATATTGGTACTGCATTAACTGCATCTATTGCAAATTATAGTGATACACATACAAAACAGGGATATGGTTTATTCTATCCAGATATGGGTATTATATTATTAAATCCAACCGCATTAGCTGCAACTGTTGATTCTAATTTAGCAGCTGCAACGGACAATGTATCTGGAATATATCATATCAATAGAAGCCCATTATATGGTGGTGTGGCGTTGTTAAAAGCGTTAGATAGTGGTTCTGACTTCCAAGCTAGAAGAACTGAAAACGTTTCTACATCTCATTACTTTGTAAGAGCAAACAATAGAGAATTTAACTTCTCAAACAATCCAACATTTGTAACAGGTTCAGTTGGAGCATTTGTTCAACCATTATTTGAAAAAGACCCACATGTGTACATTACAACAGTTGGTTTATATAATGATGCAAACGAATTATTAGCAGTTGCTAAAACATCTCAACCAATTGAAAAATCTTTTGATAAAGAAATTGCAATTAAAGTTAAATTAGACTTCTAATCGGAGAATAAAATAAAAACTATTACCCACCTTAATTTGGTGGGTTTTTAGTTTTAAGATATTTATAGTAGATATGTTAAAAAGAATACCAAAATCCGATATTAGTGTTAGGCCATTCAAAGCTTATAAAGAATGGAATTTTACAAATTATGATTCCGGTTCAATTACAATATTAGAAGCGGATGAATTTTCTGCGGATTTAAATTTAATAACAACTGGTAGTTTAACTGGTTCATTATATCCAAAAAATTCTATATACGGACAATTAAAAGCTCAATTTTATAATGGACAAGAAGATAATCCATTTACAAGATTGGGTGAAAAATCAAATTGGTATTCTATAAAACCAAAAGCTCAAGAAAGATTTTTAAGTGGTTCTGCAAAAGTAATTTCTATTCCACAAATATATGTTGGAGAAGGAATAAAAAAAGGTTCATTAACTTTATTAGATAATGAAACAACTTATTTTGATGATTCTTATGGAAATTTAATAGGAGATGTTCCAGATAGAGTTTATATTGGAAAAATAGATATAGAAAATCAAAAAATAGATTTTGTTGATATTGCAGATAATCCATATAGTGCCTCTTTTGCACAATTATCTATTGGAGAATTTGATATACAACTTAATGAATTAACAATATCATATAGTGGTGTAGAATATTCAATGAAAATTGAATCATTTGACATTGAAACAGCAATGATGTTGGTTGATAATATTCCATTTTTACTGCCAGAAGGAAAAGATGTTAGATTTGGTAATGTTTTTTATAATCAAGGATTATTGATATTAACAAAAGAATTTGCTAATATGTTAACATCGGATTGGAAATTAAATTTTAAATCAACAAAGACAATATATGAACACGAATATTTGTTGATAGCTGAACAAGATGAATTCAATGTTTCAACAAATCCATCTGCAATTGTTAATGTGGGTAAACAAACCGAAACACATATAAGTTCAGATGGTACTATTACAAAAGTTATTACTAATCCAGGTATTAATTATATTAGACAAAAAACTATTTTAGAAAATGGTAATGAATTGGATTATAGATTTAGTGGTTCTGTGGGTAATACTTTGGCAGGGTTTGAACATTATTTTTTAAGTAGTTCAATGGATTCAACGGGTTCATTCTTAACACCTATGATTACAGCAATTGGGTTATACGATGATGATTGTCAATTGGTAGCAGTAGCAAAACTACCACAACCAATAAAATCTGAGCATGACTTAACTGTAAACTTTATTGTACGATTTGATACATAATCTTATATTTATATACAAAAGAAAAAACAATGGCAAGTATTATAGATTTATTTAACGCAGATAAAAAATTACAAGTAGCTACAGGTGGCGATAAAACTCCATATTATTCTGAAGGAAACGGAAGTGCCGATGCTAATTTATATGATGAAAAGACAATTAAAACTTTAGAATCAACGTTGGGTAATAGATATGGTAAAGGAATGGGTTCATTAGCCGATGGAGAAAATGATAAAACTCCATATTATTCCGAAGGATTTGGTAGTGCAGATGCTAAATTATATGATGAAAAAGCTATAGCAGGATTGGAATCAAAATTATCTACACAAAGATATGGTAAAGGAATGGGTAATTGGGGAGCAACATATAATGACCAAAAAGGAAATAGTTATAGTGCGCAAGTAAAAAAAGATTAATAAATTTAATGGCAAAAAAAGTTACAAAAAAAAGTAATCCAAAATGGGTTGCTAAAAAATATGGATTTAAGTCTGGTTTAGAAGAAACCATATCATCTCAAATAGAAAGTAGAGGAATAAAAGTTGAATATGAAACTGAAAAAGTTCCATACATAATACCAGCATCTTCACATAATTATAGTCCTGATTTTAAACTCCCAAATGGTATTAGAGTTGAAACAAAAGGTAGGTTTGTAGCGGCCGATAGGAAAAAACACCTATTAGTCAAAGAACACAACCCACATTTGGACATTCGTTTCGTATTTTCTAATTCAAAAAACAAAATCAGTAAAAAGTCTAAAACAACTTATGGTGATTGGTGTGATAAAAATGGATATAAATACGCAGACAAGTTTATCCCAGAAGATTGGTTTTTAGAGGAAAATAGACCATAAAATATTTGGTAATATCAAATATTTGTTGTATATTTAAAGGGTGTTGAAGCAAAATGATAAGAATATAGTTGTATCTACCCTAACTGGCGTTTTAGGTAGTTATCTCAATCTGAAAGGAAATGAGTTAGCTTTTTATTGTCCATTTTGTAATCACCACAAACAAAAATTACAAGTTAATACAGAAACCCAAAAATGGCATTGTTGGACTTGCAATAGTGGTGGTAAGAAATTGACCTCATTATTAAAAAAGTTAGATGTTGATAGAAAGGTTATTTCTATTATTAGAGAGATATATGGAGATAGCAATTATAACCCACAATTAGAGGACGCCGATACAAAGGTGTTCATTTCCTTACCAAAAGAATTTATATCTCTTAGTGAACCTCCAATGGGGTTTAATCCAGAATATAAACACGCAATACATTACCTTACTCAAAGAGGTATAGGTATTAAAGATATAATCAAATATAACATAGGATATTGTAAAGAAGGATTATATGGCCAAAGAGTAATTATACCATCATACAATTCCGATGGGTCATTGAATTACTTTGTTTCTCGTTCGTATTATCCGGAGAACAAAATGAAATACAAAAATCCTCCAATCAGCAAGAATGTAATATGTTTTGATTCACAAGTAAATTGGAACGAACCGATTATACTTTGTGAGGGTGTATTTGATGCAATTACTATTAAAAGAAATGCTATCCCATTGTTAGGTAAGTTTCCATCCAGAACATTGGTTGAGAAAATCTTTATGAATGGAGTTAGTGATATTATTATTTCATTGGATAACGATGCTATTACCGAAGCACTTAAAGCTGCTGAGTATTTTAGAAAGCAAGGTATTCATGTAAGAATGATGTATATGAAAGATAAAGATGCTTCCGAAATTGGATATGAAAAGTTTTATGAAGAACTAAAGAAAACTAAAGAATTTTCATCGGAAGAACTATTGTTAAATAAAATAAATTCATTATGAGTTTAAAGAAAATTTATCATATTGCGGATATACATATTCGTAATGTGAAAAGACACAAAGAGTATAGGCAGGTATTTGAATTGATGTTTGAGGAAATCCGTAAAAGAGGAACCGAAGATGCAATTATATATTTGGCAGGTGATATTGCTCATGCTAAATTGGAAATGAGTCCAGAATTAGTTAATGAGATTAGTTGGTTATTCAAAGAGTGTGCTAAAACTTGTCCTACAATTCTTATTACTGGAAATCACGATTGTAATATGAACAATATGGATAGAATGGATGTTCTTACTCCTATTGTTGAAGCATTGGAATTAGAAAACTTTTATTACTTAAGAGATACACAGGTATTTTCTATTGGTGGTATTGATTTTTCAGTATTTTCAATTTTAGATAACAAAGACAATTGGATTACTGCTGATAAACTATTTGGTAATAAAAAGATTGCTTTATTCCACGGGCCTGTTGATAATTCACAAACTGATATAGGATATGTGGTAAGTAGTAGACATTTTACAACGGATATATTTGATGGTTTTGATTTAGCACTTTTAGGTGATATTCATAAGCGTCAAGAAATGATAAGTCCAAAAGGTTGTAAGGTAGTTTATGCGGGTTCTCTATTACAACAAAACTTTGGTGAGACATTAGATAGACATGGTTTTTTAGCATGGGATTTAGACACAATGACCTATGAGGAAATTGATATTCAAAATGACTATGGTTATTATACTATGGATATTGATAATGGTAAAGTTCCAGTTGTAAATGATATGCCAAAACATCCTCGTTTAAGAGTAAGATTATCAAACACCGATACTGCGGACACTAAAAAAGTAATTGCAGAAATTAAAATGAAATATGGTGTTGATGACTTTACAATTATTAGAACAGACTCCCTTTCAAAAAAGAAAACAGGAGATAGAGGTAATAAATTAGACTTTGAAAATATTGCAGATATAAACTACCAAAACTCTTTAATAAATGAGTATGTGGAAAGAATGATGCCGTTTGTTGATGCAAAAGACTTAGGTGAATTAGAAAAGATAAACAGAGATGTTAATAGTAGAATTACACATGAGGAAACTTTAAGAAACATTTATTGGAAACCGATTAGATTTGAGTTTTCTAATATGTTTAGTTATGGTGAGGACAATAAGATTGATTTTAGCAAGTTAAACGGATTGATGGGATTATTTGCACCCAATGCACAAGGTAAGTCATCTATCTTTGACGCTATTTCATTCTGTCTTTATGATAAGAGTAGTAGAGCATTCAAAGCACAAAATATTCTAAACAATAGAAAGCAAGATTTTAGTTGTCATTTACATTTTCAAATTGAAGGTATAGATTATCATATTGAAAGAACTGCAAAAACTATAAACAAAGGAAAGAATGTTAAAGTTGATGTTCAGTTTTATAGACAAGATGGTGATGACAAAACCTCATTGAACGGAACTGAAAGAAGAGATACAAATGCCGTAATTGAACAATATGTTGGTAAGTATGAAGATTTCGTATTGACTGCATTATCGTTACAAGGTAATAACTCTATATTCATTGACAAATCACAAAGTGAGAGAAAAGATTTACTTGCTCAATTTATGGGATTGAATGTTTTTGACAAATTATATGAAACAGGAATTGAAGACATCAAAGAAGTTTCGGTATTAATTAAAAACTTTAAGAAAAATGACTTTACTACCGAGCTTGCAGATAAAGCAAATGACTTAAAAGAAAAGAAAAGTGAGTTAAAAGAATTAGATAATGAATTAGGTAGATTAAATACTGACAAAGATGGTTTAGATGGTGTTATATTAGATTTAAGTAGAAACCTTACTCCTATTGATGGTAATTTAGACTTACCTACTTTAGAAGAAAAAAGAAAAGAAATCAATGAGAAATTAGAAGTATTAGAAACATCATACGGAACAAAAGAAAGAAACATTGAAATCTATAAAGAAAAGGTAGATGAATTATCAGAATCAATAGATGAAAAGAAACAATTAAATGGAATTGATATAGAAGTTGTGTATTCTAACTATAAAGAATATCAAAAGAAATTAGTTGATGAAACTAAAGTATATGATACTGCAAAATTATATTTAAGTTCTGCACAAGAAAAGATTAAACATTTGGACAAACATGAGTATGACCCAAATTGTGAATTTTGTTGTAATAATGAGTTTGTTAAAGATGCAATGGTTGCAAAAAATGCATTACCTCAGTTGGAAGAAATAGTTAAGCAGGCAACGATTGATTGTGTTGGTATTCAACAAACTTTGGATACTATGGAAGGTGTAGAAGAACAATATAATGAATGGAATGATTTGAAAACAAAACTTTCACAAGCCAAAGGTATCTTAAAAACTGCAGAAGCTGAATTATCTGGTTTAGAAACAAAAGAAGAATTATTACAACATCAATTGGATAAAGTTGAAGAAGATATTGAAAAGTATTTTGAAAACGAAGAAACAATTCAAAGTAATAAAGAGTTAGAAAAACAAATCAAAGAATTAGAAGTAGAGAAAAAGAAAATTGAGTCGGACATCAAAGATATCAGTAAACAAATATCATTTAAGAATGGTTCTATTTCATCATTAGAGACCTATATAGGGGGTATCAAACAAAAGATGAATGATGTTAAGGAATTGGAAGAAAAGAACCGATTATACACCTATTATTTAGATGCTGTAAAGAGAGATGGTATTCCATATGAGTTGATTAGTAAAGCACTTCCGGTAATTGAAAACGAAAT